TTGGTATCATTCGAACCTATTTTATAAGTATATCTTTTCTGCGTAGTTTTTGAAACCACTGTGAAAGTTGATTTCCCTGCTAAAATAAATCTTTTACTTTTTTCTAAATCTAATAAATAACTACTCATAATTGTCTATTATTTGATACAAATATAGTAAAATTTCATTGATGAACCAAAAAAGGTTAATAAAGATAGATTTTGATTTTTATGGGATTTCGTAAATAATATATAGATAGATAAATTATACTTAAAAATTAGCGATGAAATTCCATTTTTATTTTCTAATATATAATATAACAAAAAAGAATTAAAGAAGATTATGCCAACAGTTCAAATTGGAAAATATAAAAGACCAGGGATATACATTGAAGAGTTTGACTCATCAGTAATAGAAACTCCTGAAATAACTGGATTACAGTCTATGATCATAGGTTCAAGTAAAAAAGGCCCTGTCAATACACCCATTGTTTTAAAATCACAATCAGATCTTCAGAGAATATTTGGTGATTTAGATAGAACATTGGAGAGTAAAGGATCTTATTTTCATAGAACTATTTCGAAAATTTTACAAAATTCCCCAGTTGTTGCGATTAATTTATTGAACCCTGATGATGATTTAGATCAATTAGAATATAAATCGTTATCTACATCTGCGGGTTATGTTAATGATATAAAAAGAGATGGTGCGTATAGACGATTTTTTGATACATCAACTTTTTGGAAGAAAGATAGAGAAGCATTTTTAGCATTGGGTGCTGAAAATCCTCTTGATAGTGAAAGAGTAATACATTTAACTAACTTAAATGATAGAGAAATAACTGTCTTTGTTGTTAAAGCAGAAAATACAACAGGATATGATGTAACTTTATTGGAGTGGTATGGAAGTGTTAATAAAGTTCCTTTCTATGTAGATCCAAAAGACTACGCATCTGATTATATGGTAGATGTAGTTATTTTAGATGGTGATTGGACTAATTATAGTGAATTATCAGTAGATCCTACTTGGAGTAGATATTTTAATAACACAGGGTTAATAAAATCTGAGTTATTTAATTTAGCTAATGATAGTTCAGCGAATAACTTATATACTTGGAGAGGGTTATCTTTAATCCCTTATTTCACTGATATTCAAGGAGCTAATATATTCATTGAAAATAGAATAAACGAAAGAACAAACAGAACTGGATTGTACTGTGCCTTTGATATAGATAATGTTGAAACAGATTATAGAAATGGGTTGTTAGACATTTTAGGTAACAGTTTAATTGCGAATAATAACGCAGAAATAATTGATTTCTTATCTTATAGTGAAAATATTAACGAGATAATGAATTACGAGGGTGTCGCATTAGATACACCAGGTAATGTTACACAATTAACATACACAAGCTATTATCAAGGTGGTGGTTCAACAGATAGAGAAGCTTTATATGCTGAGGGGTATGTAGGTGGACTTGTTGGTTCAGCTACATCATCCGTTACGGGTGGTACTGTGAGTGGTGTAGGATATGGAACAGCATCATTTACTTATACAGCTACATCAGGATATAGTGTTATAGGTGGAGCAACTGTTAGTTTAGAAACAACAGTATTTGATTTTATACCTGAGGATTTCACAACATTAAGTACTGTTGTAGGAACTACCCAAAGTTTCATAGAAGTATTCTTTATTGATAGTGATGGTGGTATTAAAAGAGCACCAAGTAACACACAATTGACCTCGGGTGTTGTATTAGGATATGCTGATATTCTTATCGCACATGATAGTCTTAGAGTAAAATATTTTGAAACAGTTGTATATACACCAGTGAGTGTTGATGATAATGGATTTGTATATTTCATTGATGGTACTGATATTACAGCAACTATAGATGCGACGCAAGATGGTATTACATATGAATTCTTAGGAACAAGTGGTAGTGCTGATATAAATGATTATGTAGCATATAGAAGGTGGAGAGTATATAACCAAATGACTTCCGTTTTAAATAATACAAATTCTAATAGAGCAACAATATTGATAGACGCAGGTACACCATCAGTTGGTACTACTTGGAAGCACTCAATAGATGATTTAACAGTTGATATATCAAGTACTACTGTAGCAAATAATACTATTAAAATATCAGGGTTCGGGGTAGCTGGATTAACAGGTTCTATATTAAAATCAGAAGGTTTAGTACTTCATACAACAGATAATGAATTAACATTTGTATCACCAAGTAGTGGTTTATTAACTACGAATGACTCCCAAGGAGTTGCATCGGGTGTTATTGGTATTTGGAGTGAATTATATCAAGATTATATTGATGGACAAGTCAATACAGGAGATAAATTCTATGAAAATTTAATTGATGGTACTGATAATACAACAGAAAGTACTGACTTAACTTGGTTAACTTTCATGGATGTGAATGGTAATGATTATATTGTAACAGATAAGGAAGTTAACTTCAACACAAATGATGTTGTTATTGTTCCTGAATCTACTTTAAATACAGGGGAATTCACTACAACTAACCCAACTCCAATTGATATTGGATTATCAGGTAGCTTTGGTGGACTTACAGCAGGTTATGCATATATTGTAGCAGAAGATACAGTTGCAGAAACAGTTGCTAATCCAACAAAAATTTGGAACACATCAGAAACACACTATTTAAGATTTTATAAAGTAGGTGATGTTCTAACAGTATCATTTATGGATGATACTTTATCAGGATTATCTACAACTTACAACACTACATTAGACATTGTAACGCAAGATAGTAACTTTAGACAGACGATTGAAGTAGAATCACCTGTTGGGTATGTAAGACCGAGTAACGTCGTTATAATCGATAGCACGAGGTACACAGAGGTTAAGATCGGGGATTTCTTAGAACTAGATGTTGATGAATCTTCATTAGAAATAGGAGAAGTTCCAAGAAGAATGACAAGAATATTAAGTAAAAAAACATATGCGGGTGATCCTAACTTATTAGAAGTTACGTGTGATTCGTCTATTAAATTATATAATTACAACGGAGATCTACAAACATTTAGATTTACTCAAATCGAAGATTATGTAAGTACTTATAAAGGTATTTCATTATTCGGATTTAGAGTTAGACCTGATTCAATGCCAAATGGTACTGATGTAAGGTTAGATGAGATTACTCAGATTATCGGTAAAGGAACACCATTATATAACGCAATTGTTGATAAAGATATTGTTGATTTTAGATATTTAGTTGATAGTTACGGACTTGGTTTAACAAGCTTATCTAAACAAGTATTCGCGGATATTTGTGGTAAAAGATTAGATGCATTTGGTTTCTTAAACATGCCAAGTATGAAGTCGTTTAGAAAATCTGAATCTCCATCATTTACGGATGGTGAGGGTCGATTAAGAACCGAGTATATTGCTCTTGGTGGAGATCCTGAATCTACTCCTGCATTTAACTATTCCTTAGCGGAAGGTGATGGAGTTAGTAGTGTGGGTTATTTCACTCCTTACGTTGTTGTAAATGATAACGGTAGACCAAGAGAGATACCACCAGCGGCGTGGGTAGCTACTACTTTCCTAAGAAAACACAACACAGCAATCTCGAATGTAACACCTTGGACAATTGCTGCGGGTATAACTGATGGACAAGTAACAGGAATAGCAGGATTAGAATACACATTTAACGGAGTAGATATCGAAAACTTAAATGGAATGTCAGTGAATCCAATTATCTCTAAGAGAAATAGAGGTAGAGTTATTGAAACTGAGAACACAGCTCAAACATTGAAAACATCAGCACTTTCATTTATTCATGTACGTGAAGTACTTATTGAATTAGAAAGAGATTTGGCGGATATGTTATTACAATTCCAATGGAAGTATAACACTCCTGAAATAAGAGCTGAAATCAAGTTAAGAGCCGATGCAATCTGTGAGGATTATGTAAACAGAAATGGGTTATATAACTTCTTTAATAAGATTGATAGTGAGAATAATACTCCCGAAATCATCGATCACCAAATGGGTGTGTTAGATACTTATGTAGAACCAATAAAAGGTATGGGTATCATTGTAAATAATGTTACAATACTTAAAACAGGAACTATTAATTCTGGTGGATTTATATAAGATGAACTAAATTTTAAATAAAAAAAGGAATATAGAGATATATTCCTTTTTTTATTTAAACAAAAGTAGGTATATTTGATATATAAGTAAATATAACTACATAAAAAATGTTAAGTAATCCATATATAAAGGAAGTTGAGACGAATAATAAATCAGGGAAAATGTTTTTAGAGAAATATATACTAAAACATTATCATAAAGATCATATATTAATATTAAACTACTGCATCTCTAATAATTTAAATGACATCCCCTTTAAAGAGAAAGTATATCATACATTAAATGATATACCAAATGAAATGTTATGTAGGAATTCAAATTGTGAAAATAGAGTGAAATTTCATAATTCCACAATAGGATATAAAAGATACTGTTCGAATAAATGTGTGGGTTCTGATCATATGACTAAAAAGAAGCGAGAAGAAACAAATATTAAAAAATTCGGAACTAAACACGCCTCTTTGAATAAAGAAGTAAGGGATAAAGTTAAAGATATTTATAATGACAGAACAGATGAATATAAACAATCAATTTTAGATAAAAGAATTAAGACAGTCAGTGATAGGTATGGTGTGGATAATGTAAATAAGGTAGATAAAATAATTAAAAAAAGAGTTGAATCGTTCAAAGGGAATATAGAGGGGTGGAAAGAAAATTATAGAAAAACTTCCATAGAAAGATATGGAGTAGATCACCCTTGGATGGATGAAAATATCCATGATAAAACTATCGAATCTTCTTTAGAAAAAAAGATTAAATCATACACTGATAAAATAACAGAGAAGCTACCAAATAAATATCAACTTATTAATATTATAAATAAGAGGAATATTAATAATCGATTAACATCAGTTATTAAATGTCCCAATTGTTCAGATACATTTGAAATAAATAATAGTTTATTATATGATAGGACAGTTAGAAACAAAACGGAAATTTGTACGAATTGTAACCCTATAAATAGAGGAATAAGTGGGTTAGAAATTCAATTATTAAATTTCATTAAATCAAATTATGATGGTGAAATCATCACCAATGGTAGAGAAATTATAACACCATATGAAATTGATATTTATTTACCTGACCTTAACTTAGCTTTCGAATTCAATGGATTATATTGGCACTCAGAGTTAAATAAAGATAAGAATTACCATTATTTAAAATCTAAAATGTGTGAAGAAAAAGATATACAGTTAATTCACATATGGGAAGATGATTGGGTTTTTAAAAATGATATAATATGTTCAATGATTTTGAATAAATTAAATAAAAGTAATAAAATATATGGTAGGAAAACTGAAGTTAGAGAAATATCTGATAATAAGTTAATACGGAAATTTTTAAATGAGAATCATATACAGGGATTTGTGGGATCTAAAATTAAATTAGGATTATTTTTCAATGATGAATTGGTTAGTTTAATGACATTTGGTGGTCTAAGAAGATCCATGGGATATGATCCAACTGATGGTGATTTTGAATTGATGAGGTTTTGTAATAAGCTAAACCATTCTATTATTGGTGGAGCGTCAAAATTATTTAAGCACTTCATTGAGAAATATAAATACAATACAATATTATCATATTCTGATAATTCATATTCCAATGGAAACTTATACATTAATTTGGGGTTCAAATTAGAAGATAAAGAAACTAAATTAAATTATTATTGGGTTATTGATAATAAGAGGGAACATAGGTATAATTATAGAAAAAGTAATTTAATACAAAAAGGATATAATAAGAATAAATCTGAGCGAGAGATTATGTATGAAGATGTTGGTAGTTATAGAATATGGGGGTCGGGTAATAAAAAATGGATAAAAAAGGAAGAATAATTTGACCTATTCTGCCTTTTTTATTTTAATAAATTATTTATTTATCGAAGAATGTATTTAGATTCTATATTATAAACAGTGTTATCTTTTTCAATTCTCAATTCACCACTCTTTGTTTTACCTAAGTATTTTCCTGTGAATGTATCACCCCACCCATCACCAACTGTTAATATATCTCCTTCTTTTAAGTTAACGTATGTATAAATTTTAGTGATAAATACTGCTAATAGAAATAGCACCATTATCGAAACCATTATACTGAAGTAAATTTGTGTAAATTCCATAATTTTATTTTTAATATTTATATTTATTTAAGCGTAAATAGTTCCTTTAATTTCATAACCAACCCTTTCCATATGAAATTAAAACAAAATGAAAACACTTCCCAAATTATTATAACCGCACATAATACCCATAATAACCAACCAATTTGAATTCCTCTTGCTTCTAAGTGAATAATAGCAGAGCTAACACAATAAATTTCTAATAAAATAAATAATGTGAATGCTAATGTAGCTCCAATTGCTTTGATTAAAATTATAATTGCGGTGGATAAAGTTCTCATGTTTATATTTTTATTAGACAAATATACGAATAATTATTCAGACCCCAAAACTTTATCAATATTCTCATCCCTTAATATATCTTTAGTTAATGGATATACCGCTATACGAGGTTCTTCGGTATGTCTACTAGGTTGGTTACTATGTACATTAGTTGAGTATTTTTCACCATTTTCTTCACATTTTCGCCTCTTTTCTTCCTCAAAAGCGTAATATATCTCTTTATACATATCATATAAATGATCAGCCTTTTCATCATATCCTATACCATAGTGTCCACCGCCTATTTTATCACCCCATATAATACCTTTAATCTCTTGGAGTGATTTATTAACTTTTTCTGCCCTTCGCCTGTAAGAATCATCATCTAATGATCTAACTTGTTTATAAGATTCATCATCCAATGGGAATAATGTATTCATGTCTAATTGACCACAATACATCCTCGATGTGAGTTCTACACACTGAGCGATGAAATGTAATTGTAACTTATCTAATTCAATTCTATATTTCATATTTTATATATAGTTTAATAATAAATATACAAAAACTATTGATATTGAGTAGGAATAATATCAGTTTTTATATATAATATATATTAAGTAGAAGAGAAATCTACCCAAATTAAAAAAAAATTAATAAAATAATATGAGTCCATTACCACATTTTTCACAGGTACAATCTCATGGTACAACACATCCTAATACCTCTAAAATAGACGAACCAGTATATCCTTCGTTATATGAAATAACATTTGTGTTACCAAGTATAGTACAAAACCAAGGAAGAGATCCATTATTACTTTTGGAAAACGCAACAGCTATATCAGGATTAACTGTCCATAAAGATTTAGGATCTGAAATGCAACGATTCAAATATTCAACTCGTATGTTCTTAACGATGCCTGAGGATTCTTCTCTTGATAGCGTTAGTATTAACTTTAATGTTAATGTGGGGAACGCAGGGGATGTTTTCAACTACAATGCATTAAGATCTTGGTATGATTTAGCATGGAATTCACAAAATGGTACATTAGCATATAAGAGAGATATGGTAGGTACTATTATTGTAAACCACCACGATAGAAAAGGATATGTTATTAGAAGAATTACGTTACATAACTGTCAAATGAAGAATATCTCGGGATATCTTGATGAGGTAAAATGGGATGAAAATACAAGCATCGTTCAAGATGTTGGAGTTGATTTTATAGTAGATTACTGGACTGATGAAAGAGTTGATCTTGATTCAGGTAGCCCAGGAAATGTATATGATTAATCAATATATCCATTATATAAAATAAAAAGTGTTAATAATTTAAATTATTAACACTTTTTTAGTTGGGAAATATAATTATTAACTATATATCTTAAAATGACACAGAATTAAATTATGGCTGATAATAAAGATGATAAAAACAACGATAAGAAATCGGAAGAATATCTTAAAAAATATCTTGAAAATAATGAGTTTGATAGTGAACGTAAAGATGATAGTAACAACACGAATCAATCACCAAAAGAATTAGGAAGTGTTAAGGATTTAGAATTTTTAACTCTCGATATAAATGAATTACCCTGCTCACATTTCTACCCTGCAGGTTCGTCTATTTTAGTTAGAGCAGCAAGAGTTGGTGAAATACAAGCGTTTTCAGTTGTAGATGATAATAACTTCTATGACCTATTCGAAAAGGTAAACCATATAGTACAAAGCTGTGTTATGGTAAAATTCCCCGATGGGACAAAAAAACCTTATACTCATTTAATTGATGGAGATAGGTGGTATTTATTATTTGTTATTAGAGAATTAACATTCCAAAAAGGTAATGATTTATATACAACAGTTGATGAAACTAAAATACCTATCAAAAGAGGGCACTTCACGTTCCATGATATGGATGTATCAATCAAACCATATTATAATAAAGTTGCGGGTAAATTTATATTCGAAACACAAGCGGGTAATATAGAAATGTCACCACCAACATTAGGAATACAGAAATCATTTACTGATTATATGGTAAAAGAAACACAAGCTAAGAGAAAATTAGATGAGAGTTTCCTAAAAATAGTTCCTTATACTTTTCCTGGTAGAACATCTATAACGGAAGAGGGTATCAAAAAGGAATATGAAAAATTCAAGACGCTACCCATTGATGCGTTTCAATTCTTAAATCAAGCAGTTGAAAAATTAAGCTTTGGAATATCGGGTGTGAAAGGCACAGATGAGAGTGGTATGGAGGTACGCTCAAACGAGATTTTTCCCAATGGGATTAGTAAATTATTCGTATTATCTGATGCCTTTGTTAATTTCCTTAAGTAATGATCCTGATGAGTTTCTAGCTGAGAGGATATTCTTAAAGGATATATTCAATTTATTTATGACAGATCAAGCATCGTTAGATAAAAATCTATGGATGTTAACACAAAGATCCAAGGGAGGACTTCCGTTAGAGAAAGCGGAAAGTCTTGCCTATTGGAGATATGAACAATTTGTTAGTATCGCAAATGATATAGCGGAGGATGAGGAAAAAGAGAGAAAAAGTCAAAAAGAAGATCAATCAGGTCAAAGTAGTAACTTTAATCCAGGTGGTTATTTAAATAAAATGAGTGGTATGGCGGGTAAGTTTAAGAAATAATGTCTACTCTTCTTCTTTTAAGTAATTTTGTATAAATTCAATTGTTTTAGAGTCTATACTACCTAGTTCTTGTGGAGATTCAGAATTTTGCTTACACTTAACGTCATATTGACGTACTAATTCCTCTACTTCTTCTGCAACTAAATATTTATTATTAACAGGATCGAATATAACACTTGGATAGTCGTGTTGCTTTTCACCTTGTGGTAAATGTTGACTATGTGCGTCTCCTTTACCACCAAATGTACCTCTCACTCCTTTTGATGGGTTTCCGAATTGTCCACCCCAATTACCTACATGAGCACCTTGCCCAAATCCTGTATCATTGACTCCCAAATCCCCAACGGGTGATTGATGGTTTAACTCTAAAATTCTCTTAAACTCAGTATATTTTGTTATTAACATATTAATATATATAAAAAGTTCGAATCGTTTTATTATTAATATATACCAAGTATGGCATTAGATAAAAACATATTAGCATCAATTTCAAATTTTGCAACAGCTCTTGAGCAGTTAGTTGAAGAGTTAAAAACACAGGATAAAGCCAAGGCTGAGCAACAAGGGTTTTTCTCATCGTTGTTTGGAAAAACGGGTACTGCTAAAACAATGAAAAGAGTTGAAGAGGGTATTAAAAGTATTAAGAAAGATACAACTGAAATAATCAAGAACCAAAAGGAATTATTAAAGTTAAATAAAGTTAAGAAGAAAGAAGATAATAAAAATGCGATCGGTGATGCGGGAGATAAAAGTCAATTAGATAAAATAAAAGCAGGGGTGGGTTCTATTATACTTATTGCGGGTGCAGTTCTTGCGATAGGTCTCGCTTTTAATATAGTTGGCTCAGTAGATGTAGTGTCTATATTAGCACTTAGTTTCTCGATAACATTATTAGGATTAACATTAGCGAAGCTCCATGAAACGGGAGTTCCATCAATGAAAGATTCGATGATGATTGGATTTTCGTTATTAGCATTCACCACTGCAGTAGTTGCATCAAGTTGGTTAATGACCCTTATAACACCTGTTAGTATGTTTCAATTATTAACATTCGGAGCTATCTTAGGAGCATTTTCATTACTTAGTTTTGGGATGAAAACTTTAATTTCAGCAACGAAAGATATGAGTCCATTACAAATATTAACTTTACCATTTGTATTAGTTGGTATATCCGCAGCAATTGTGGCATCAAGTTTCGTATTACAATATGTTCAAACAATACCACCGAAAACTTTAATGGGTATATTAATGATTGGGATGGCACTTGGTGGAATAACACTTGTAATGTCTATACCTCTATTGATAATGAGTAAGATGGGTAAATATGCGATAGTGGGTGCATTTTTAGCAACAATTTTATTACCCGCACTATCACTTGCTATTGTCGCAAGTAGTTGGATATTAGCACTTGTTAGTCCTGTATCACCTGCTCAGCTAATGAATGTATTAATGATAGGATTGACCATGGGTATAATAGCAATTGTAATGTCTATACCTTTATTGGTTATGAGTAAGATGGGAAGAAGTGCTGTATCAGGCGCATTTTTAGCGGCTATTATATTACCCGCATTAGCATTGGGAATTATGTTGAGTAGTTGGATGTTAAATAAAGTTACTCACGTACCAATGGATAAATTATTTAATATATTAATGATAGGGTTAACCTTAGGAGTATTATCACTTATAATGACAATGCCTTTGATACTTATGGGTAAATTTGCGGGTGCGATATTAAAAGGAGCACTTGTATCAGTAATTGCATTCCCTCTTATGACCATGGGTATAATGTTATCATCTTGGATTTTATCAGTTGGTAATTATGATAAACCCATTCCACTTGATTGGGCTATATCATTTGGACTTGCTATGTTGATATTAGCAATACCTGTGGTGATATTAGGAGCGATTTCATT